TTATGTTTTCAGGTACATGAGTTTCGGGTGACAAATTCAGAATTTCAACACCGTATAATTTTGCACCTTCTACTAACTGTTTGTATCCCTCAAACCATTCGCGCAAGGGGACGTCATCAACGCCATTTGTATCTTGACCCCAGAAATGGAGTCTCCCTTGATTTGGTGCGTGTTCCATGCCAACAATAAGGATTTTGGCAGCACCCATATACAAAGCAAGCTTTATGGCAACATGAACAATATTGCTAAAAGTCATGTTTTCAATTCCGTCTTGCCACAGTCCATCAGCATCATTAGGCGACCATAAAAATCCAGGGCGCATTTTGAATTGATAGAAATTATTTGCCTTAGATTGTTCTGCCCAAAATGAAAGTCTGTCAGGTATGATTTTTGGAATGTTTGTAAACCGCTCCAAGATGCTTGCGCCGAATTCTTGCGCTAAACGGACATCTACAGCCGTGTAATATGTTGGCACCCAGTCTTTGTATAAATGGACTGTATTTAGTCCAATAGACGGGAAATTAAATAAATACGGCGGAGTCAAATTCAAGTTTTCACCATTACATACAATCAATATGGTTTCGCCGGCGTGGGCATTCTTGAAGCGGCTTATATCAAACATTTTTTAGGCGATCTTGATCTTGCGAAGTACACCAGCAGAGCGGGTTGCCTTGATTGCAACAGCAGCGACCATTTCGACTTCACCAGTCTTAACAGCGCCAGGGGCTTTCAAGTCAGGCAGGAACACTTCAACAAGTGAACCACCATCAGGGGAAACAGCATGAACACCATCCAAGCCAATACGAGCGGCATAAATGGAAGTGTGACCAGAGGTAGCAGTAGCCGTAGAAGTGGAAATAATCGGATTGCTTGTACCGGGCTTGTCACCGACTGCAACAACGAGGCTTGAACCCCACTGTAAAACTTCTTCGCCATAATTCTGCTTACTTGCGAGATTGATACCAGCGCGATCCATTACGGATTGGAACACGGCGAACATATCGCGATTCATCGCATATAGGGTTGGAGCGCCGTCAAGCTTGGCACGCATCTTGCGGAGGTAATCAAGAAACACTTTCCAGTTTGAGTCAATATTGCTTGACGTAGAAAGGTCAACTGCAGAACCGGGAGTGACCTCAGTTGAAGAACCGGTAATTGCATCGTTGATGCCATCGAAAGAAAGGCTGCCAGTTGCACCAGAGTCACCATTTACAAACCAATCGGCAAACAGGGCGCGAGTTGCCTGAACCTTTTGCTGAATCTGAAACTGAATGTGATCCAAAACTTGCTTTTCGTGATTGATAATCACGCGATCAAGCTGGAAAGAACCACCAAAAGGTTTCAAGTTTACGGTGTACGCTGTAGTCTTGGTTTCCTGAGCGGTATACTCAGAATTCAACGCACGACCTGCAGCAGTTGGGAGAGTGGTCACGCGGTTGTACACATAAGCGAGGGTTTCCCCGCCCTGCGGCTTGACGGTGTTATCAAACACCATTGAATCAAGAATCGGATCTTTGCGGAATTCATCAATAACAAACCCAGTGAGTTTGTCTTGTGAGAGGGGTTTGGCTTCGGCCAAAGTAATGGTCATGTTTTAATTTCCTTATTTTTTAAGTCTGTCCTGAATAGCGCCAGCGAATGTGGTAGTTTCAGCTTGGCTTAAAGGAGTTCCGCCAGTGATAATCTTGGGCGGTTCTTTTACGTCTGCAAACAGGTAATCGTTTTCAGATTTGATCTTCTCGAGTTGCTCATTAAAGCGCTCGGCAATAAATTCGCCGTTGGCATCTTTGAGAGCATCGGTACTCAGTAGGGCTTGTACTGCTTTGGCGTTTTTTGCCTTGGCACCAGTGAGAGCCGATTCAAGCGCGTGGTCAAACTTCACAGCGGCCAATTGTGCGGCGGCGTCAGTTTGGGCTTTTTCAGCCTTGGCTTTCCAATCATCGGCAGCGGCTTTGAGTTCTTCAGGCTTCATTGCCTTGAAACTTTCAATAGTGGTGCCGGCTTCGGCCAACTGAGTCTTGAGTGTGTCGGCTTCGGATTGCAGAGTAGCCAACTTTGACTTGTGGCTTTCAATGTCTTTGCCGTGGGCAATGATCACTTTTTCTGCAACATCCTCGGCAATTCCGAGTTCAATCAAATCTTGCTTTTTCATGCCTGTTCTCCTAACTGTTCTCGCTTAAGCGTTTTAGGTGGTCGCTATCACCTGACGATTGCCCTTTTACGTTTGCAAATAACGAAATAAAAAAAGCCGCGCCTGTCAATCACATCACTGTGATAAACAAGCGCGACTAAATTTCAGCGGGGCTAATAACTATGCAGTTGTTGAGGAATGAGAGGGAGTCGAACCCTCAAACCTTTTCGGGTAATCCGTTTTCAAGACGGTATTCGTCGCCAATCGATTTGTCATTCCAAACTATGTACATTATCCTAAAGGATAACGACACGCACATTATACTACTGTCAAGGCAATTTAACAATATCCTCGGCATCAAGTGGCTTAATATCGTATCGCTTTTCAATGGCACGGATGAACATGATCAACGCACGACGAATGGCAATCCAAAAATCACGGTCTGTCATATATCACCTACTGAGTACCCTTGTATTCTTTGCCAATTGTTTCTGACAAAACGTACATTCTTGCACATGTTCTCGCAATTGCCGACGGTAGTAATTTATCTTTGCCGGTGTGCGTGCGCAATTCTTTTTGATTAGCAATCCTTGTGCTTTGCCGCAAATCATTCAGTCTCCATTATGGAAAACTTAGGAATGCAAATCGTGCCATCGGCTTTTATTTCCTGCCATGTGCCGCCGATCTTTTCCTCTTTCAATGCAGCCACTTGCCAACCAAAAGATGTTTTTCGTTGCCACGATGGAGTTATGATCCCATGCATCGTGCGAAATTCCATCTTTTCACGCCACACATACGTTGAATACGTCGGATAATGCACATGCCCTGTCCAAATTACATCAGGCACGCGGCGTTTGTCTTTTATGCGTTCCTGCTTGATACCACGTAACCAATTGCGCATCCCATTGCCTTCATTGTCGCCATCGCCTCGGCTTGGACCGTGATGGGCAAACAATGACAATGTGCCATTGGTTTCAAGTTTGAGAATATCCCAAACAAAAAACTCACCACAAGGAACGGCATTTAGTTGCTCACCAATATACGTTTCCATTTCGCTTACGTGGGTTTGCGAGCCTCGGGTGTAGTAAATTTCGTCACCTTGTTGCCAATCAATAAGGCGCTGAAACTCACTCATAATATCAACGTGAATTTTGGCCTGTTCTAATGGGTTACGGGTGCATACGTCATTGCTGTTGTGATGATCACCATCAATGGCGTCGCCGTTATGCACAACAATAACTTTTTTACCTTGACGCGCTAAACATATCTCATGGGCATAGGCTTCAAATTGTTTCCTGATTGCCATTTGCAACGCGCGCGGGATGTGGTTATTTTCTTTCGCGCCATGCCACACACCAGGTAAAAAAAGTGCGTAATTGCTACCCGAGTGCATATCACTCAAAACAACATGCAGGGTGTCCTTTTGTATCTTTTCTGGTACAACGTAAAATGGGCGTGGTGAGTACTCAGTAGTAGTAAATGTCATTTGATTATGGTTTCCCTTACTCGTTGTCTGTCCAATCCAGTTTGGTTGATAAAGTCTCGCATGGTTTTTTGCCACTGTAAGATTTTGGCATTTTCGGCACTACTGTCTAATTTTGCCGCTTCCATTGCCGCGGCTTGACGCTTCCAATATCTTATTTTGCGTTCGATTGCCCGCTGATACTGAGTACCCTCGTACAGTGATAATTTCTTATCGTTGTAGGTGACAGTTTCTTTTTTATAATCTTGCAGTTCTTTTTTATCGTGGGCGCGTTCTGACACACCCTCGAAAAATGGAAAAAACGAGTGCCGACAATTCCACCCGCCTAATCCTTCACCCGTGCCGTAGCCTGTCACCTTTTTGAAGTCAGGATACTTCTTTGACTTACCAGACAGGCTGTAAACCTTGCCTTGCCATGATTC